GTTTACCCTTGGCTGCAGTCTTATCTTGGTGCTTATTGCCTTGGAGGCTCTGGCTCTTATCAAGTTCGTACTGTGAGGGGTTGAGATGCCAGGAGCACTAGACAGTTTATTCAAAAACGTCGCCAAATCAGTTGTAGCTGATCTAGGCAAATCCCTTGACACGACAGTGATCTACACGCGTAAAGCATCGCCAGTTTATAACACCAGCACTGGTGCGTTAACAACAACTGATACGTCTTACTCCTTTGACGCACCAATCGAATTTGTGCAGTCAGACGAAGAGGAGGGCCGTGAAGAGCGTCAAGCCAAGTTGTACTTGACGCCCGACTTAATTGGTGACAATCAGCCAACTTTTGAAGACGAATTAACCTTGACATACGCTGGCGCAACCAGAGTCAGTCAAATTACAGATATTCGTACCTTTCAAGGCGGCCAAACGTATTTGTTTGTCCTTTTGGTGCGATTCTGATGGGAAAACTTGCTGACAAAATTGATGCTGCAATTAACGCTGATCTTGATCAAGCGTTTAGAGAGTTTGTCAGGCTTGCTGTAAATGACTTGCCTGAAGTAAGCCCTGTTTATACGGGCTTTTTTGCGTCCAGCTGGAAGGCGTCAAAAAGTCGTCCTCGCCCGACTCATGATGTAGAAAACTACGAACCTTGGGCAACAATTAAACAGTTAAAACGCAAAGTAAAAAGTTATTCTGGCAGGATTGACCCAAGATTTGATCTTCCCTCGTTTACAAGTGATGACACCATTTATATTGGCAATACAGCTCGCTATGCACGGTATGCTTTGGAGCGTCCCAGCCAAATAGTTTCGTACTTAGCGGGCCTTAAGGCAGTGGCCCAAACGGTGTTTGCTGCAAAAGATGGCGTTACCCTAAGGATTGCGGGTAGCGGAACTGCTCGCGGTTCTAAGTATCAAAGGGTCTTATGACATTAGTCGCTCCTAGAGCTGCTTTTGAGAAAGCAGTTACTGATGCCGTGGCAGCAGTTGATGACACCGTAAAAATGGTGTACGACAACGTAGGTTTTACGACGCCCGGAAAAACCCAAAAGTATGTGCTGATGTCGGTTTCGTATAGCCAAAGCACGATACAGACGCATGGAGCATCATCAGATTTTTATATTGGCGTTGTTCAGTGCAACATCTATGTGCCTAAAAATGTTGGTACGTCAGTGCTTGCGACTATTGGGGAGGCAGTCATCGATGGCCTGACTTCTGTAAATGCTACCGGTTATACAGATACTTTCAGTTGCAATCCGCGCTCTCTTGAAATTTCCGGCCCAACACCGTTAGAGATTGAAGACCGTTCCCACTTTATTGGATTAGTGTCTTGTCAGTTTAGTGCTGTAGCATAGGACAGTAATGAAAACCAGATCTTCTTCCATGCGAGCATCAGAGCTTTTAAGGAGCAAATTTGGCGTTAGCCAGTTGTATAAATATGAAGTTAAGCAAGACGAAGAGGTTGTGCTAGAAATTTTCTGGCATCCATTGACCATTAGCGAGCGTGAGTCGATCCAGAAAAAAACTGGTGGCGATGACGCAAATGAGTTTGCTCTTAGCTTGATGCTTGAAAAAGCTTTGAACGCCGATGGTAAACGCCTTTTCCAGGATGGAGAAAAGGCTGTTTTGAAAAACGCTGTTGACGCTTCAATCTTGCAAGAAATTCAGCTAGCGATGCTGACTTCTGGCACAGAAAACAAGGTGGAGGACGCGAAAGCAGACCTCAAAAGCGCATCCTGACTGGCTGTTTTTGTTCTACCTAGCCAAAGAGCTAGGTATGACGGTTTCTCAACTTTGTGACCAGCTCACCCAAGAGGAACTGGTCAGTTGGGCTGCGTTTTTCGAATTACAAGCAGAAAAAAATGAAAAAGCGCAAAGTCAAAGCCAGTTAGCTCGTAAGGCGCAGGTTATGAGGTGACGCTAAGATTGGAGATAACTCTGGTGCGGCGCTGCAGTGCAAGATATTTCACTTGCCGTAAAGGTAGATAAGCGGGAGGTCAAAGGCCTTAAGACCCTGATCGATCAGGTTGAAAAACGGGTCGGCTCTCTAAATAAAATTAAAATTAACTTAGATGCCACAAAAGCATCTAGGACTTTAAAGCAACTTGCTGAAGATGCAGACAAGGCCGCAGCCAGCCTAGTAAATGTTGCGACTGGGGCAACCAAGGGAGGAGAACAACTTTCAAACTCTTTAGGAAGACTTGCTAAGCAGCAGGCGAGGATCCGTCGTTCGTTTTTAGCTACTAGTGATCCAATTCGGCAACAACAGGTCGGAGTAGGTCTTCTTACCGCTCAATATAAACAATTAAGAGTGGAGGGTCGCGCTTTGGCCTCTGCGGGAGCAGATATTTTTGGCCAAACTCTTACTGATAGGGGTGGAGTAGGTGATCTTTCTAAACGGTTAAAAGAATTGAAGGCACTGCCTGACACGTTCTCTGGAACGGGGCAAGCACTGAAAGAGATTGATTTTCTTTTAAACAATGCTGTTGCTGATAGCGAACAGTTTAAGATGTTAATTGAGGCGCAAAATGCCGCATTAGTCAGACAAAAAAGAATCCGTGAATCAATAGCGTTTGTCACGGAAGTGCAGCGTCGAGCAACAGCACCAATGCCTGCCGACCCATTTGGAGCAAAAGTTCCGTTACTGCCTGCCGCAGGCCAAAGTTCAGGAACTTTTGAGATAGTCGAGCGTAATCGAGAGATTGCTCGGATACGTCAGGGAAGTTTAGGCGTAGAGCGTGAAATTTCTAAAGAACGCGGCAAGCAGGCCAGGGCTGCAAGTCAGACAGCTTCGAGCGATAAAACTCAAAAGAAACAGCGAAGGTCAAAACTAAATGACATGTTGCTTGGGGCTGGTTTCCCACTGCTTTTCGGTGGAGGGGCAGGAGCCGTCGGAGGTTCAATTCTTGGTGGTGCAATCGGCGGGACGATGGGGGCAACGTTTGGAGGTCAAATTTTCGGTAGTGCTATTGGGCAAACTCTTGAAAACTCACTGCGTTTAGCAGTTGATATTGGCAACGCAGTTGAAACATTGAACCTAGACAGCCTGGAGGAGTCAGGCATACGTGTTAACGCTGAGCTTGAAACACAAGTCCAGTTGTTGCGTGAGGCAGGAGAATTTAGAAAAGCGCAAGAATTGGTTCAAGAAAAAGTTGCTGAGCAGACCGGAGCGCAAGGCACAGCAATGCAAGATGTTGCTAATGCGTTTAACTTGCTTGGAGCCGCTGCTAAAGAATTTTTATCTGTTTCTGCAGCATTTTTAGGAATGCTTACCGCTCCGATTGCTGCGGCGTTGGCCGGAATTATAAAGATTGTAAATGAAATAATAAAACAAGCAAACATACTTTTTTCGCTTGTTGGCGGAGCACTAAAGAAAATTGCGTTAAACGAGGAGGCACTAAAAGGAGTAGGCGAGCAACTTAAGAACGTTAATGGGCAGTTTGATGAAAGCATAGTCAAGGCAGGAGATTTAGCTCGAAAGCTTGAAAGGGAAAGAGACTTGTTAACAGAAGTTGTAGTTCTTGAATCTAGAAAAGTAGACGGTCAAAGGCTAGAAGACAAAATTGGAAACAATATAGTAGACGGACACATCAAGCAAACAAAACTTTTAGCCCGGCAAAAAGAAGAAATCAAAAAAATTAACCTACAGAAAAATGAGCAGAACGTTGCAGAAATTGAATCAGCTCTTCTTGCCAAAGAATTTACTCATGAGCTTCAGAGGCATCAGGTGGCTACGGCTGTAAATCTTAAAAATCGCAAATTAATCACATCTGCTTTAGAAAAAGCGGACAAAAACCAGCAAAAAATTAACGAAACGCTCCAAGAACAAATTGACAAACAACTTGATCAAATTGCTTTTGAAAAAGAATACGCGGAGCTTATTCATTCTGGCTCTCTTCCTGCGGCTGCTAAAAGAGCTTTAGGACTAAAACAGCACTTAAAAGAACTGGATCGTCAGTTTAAAAAAGAAGTTGCAATTCTTGATACCAAGATTGCACAGCTGCAGGCAGATGCGGTGCAAAACAATATGACAAAAGAACAACTTGAGTTGCTAGATGAATTGCTTGAAAAACGAGAAAAGTTGGATAAGAAGCAAAAAGATGCTCAAGACGCTGCTAAAAAGGCTCAAGGGCCTAAGACGGATATAAAAAGGCTAGAAGAAGAGATGGTAAGCATACAAGGCAGGATAAACGAATTAATTGATCCCGTTAATCAAGTAATTGCTGCAGCTGGAGCGATAGGAGATGCCTTTAGCGAATCATTTAAAGGCGTTGTTAGCGGCAGCATGACTGCTCAAGAAGCGTTGGCAAATCTATTCCAACGGACAGCAGACCACTTCTTAGACATGGCGGCTGAAATTATTGCTGCTGCAATCAAGATGCAGGCTATCCAGTTCGTTACACAAATAATTGGGTCAATGGCTGGTGCCGCGGCTAGTGGTGGTGGTGCGGCTGCTCCTGCAAGCAAACAGGGCACGTTAACGACTGGTGCTTTGCCTGACCTTGGCTCAGGGCCTTCTTTCGGTATCCCCAGTCATTTTGAGCCTGCACCTGTAGGCAACTTTCCAACCTCAACTCTTAAAGCGGCTGAAGGAGCTTTTGTTAGCAGGCCCACCAACGCATTAATCGGTGAAGGCGGCGAGCCTGAGTACGTCATCCCTGAATCCAAAATGCGTGAAAGTATGTCGCGTTATTCGCGCGGCTCACGCGGGAACAGCGTTATCCCTACTAGTGGCGGTGGAGCGGAAGACAGTGGTGGCGGTACTGCAGTTGCCGCACCAATCGATGTCCGTTATTCCGTGGAACGTATAAACAACGTTGATTATGTCACTGCCGATCAGTTCCAGAGTGGGATGCGTAATGCTGCAGAGCAGGGCGCACAACGAGGGGAGCAGAATACACTGAGGCGATTACAGATGAGCGGCAGCACTCGTAAGAGGTTGGGTCTATGACAAGTTTTGCATTTGGTCACGCCTTACAAATTGTGGTGCAAGGTGGGGCTGACTTTCGCTTTCAGAACTTTTTTATTGGGAAGAATATGACCCACACCGGCACCGATGGTGTGAATACGGATTTTCAATTTATACCGTTTGGTTTTTCCGGCGTCACCGTTAATCGCACAGGTGACGGCCTTGAAGCAACGCTTGTTTTTCCCAACAATGATTTAACCAGGCGTTGGGGCGTCAATGCGATTGAAGATAGATACTTGATGGTGGTTCAAGTGTTGATTATTGAAAACTCCACTGTTGATGGAGAGCAGACAGTGACTAGTCCAGGGGCTAATGTTGTCCACACTTACACCGGGCAAGTGACTGGTGGGCAATGGGACAACGTGTCGCTCAATCTTCAGCTAAGTTCTGTCTTGGATGCGGTTGGAACGGACGTGCCACGGCGTGCATTAAACAAAACAAACGTTGGCAACCTGCCGATTAGCAATAATGTCCGGCTGCGCTGATCTCATTGGGATGCCGTATCGGCTAGGTGCTGACGGCAGTGATGGCCACATTGACTGCATCCACCTTTGCTACAAGGCTTTAGGCCATATCGGCATTGACCCGCCGCCGTTCAAGCAGTCCTGGTACGAGGCAAGCAAATGGGAAGTATCGCGTGATTTGTTGAACTGGGGTTTTCGGGTCAAGAAGCCTGAGTATGATGGGGACATTCTGCTGTTACCGCAGCAATCCTGGGCATTCGCAGTCACATGGCAGACGGGAATCCTCTATACCGGGCAAATGACCAAAAACGTGAGATGGTCTTCGGCCCGTCTGTTTACGACATACCACTGCTTCCGTACGAGAAAGAGTTAATTAAGACGATTGGTATAACGGAAGAGGAGTACCGCAAGTTTGCTGCTGAGGTGAGACGCAGGGGCGTGGTGCGTCCGGCTGAGTACGAGCACATCCCTGACATTGTTAATGGTCTAGACGGTGGAGTCGTAACCGGAATTCTGATCAACCTTGCGATCAGTTTGGTTCTTACCGGCGTTGCATACCTGCTGACGCCAAAACCATCCATGCCTAAAGCGCAAAAAAGAGGTGGTGCAATTGACACCGGTAGCATTACTGGGCCAACTAGATTTACACCTTCTAGGGGATTTGAGACTTTAAATGAGCTAGCAGATTACGCTTCATCGGTCCCAATTATTTTTGGTTTATATCAAAGCGAAGGGCCAAACCAAGGAGGCGGCATTTTTGTAACACCAAAATTAGTTTGGTCGCGGATGTTTAGCTATGGGATGCAACAATCAGCTTTGTTGTTATTTGTCGTTGGGGAACAAGGTCTTGACTTAGGGCCTGATGATGGCATTCAAAAGCCAGAAGTTGAGGGTATTTTTCTTGGAAATAATGCGCTTGACCCTTTACATGCAGATCAATTTGCCTTCTACTGGTCCGAAGCTACGACGACTTCAGCAGGCCCAAGAATTAAGCAAAGGCATTTGCAATATGGCACTCAAGGTTCAGCAGATAGCGGTAATCCAGCAGTCATTGTAGATGACATATTTTCATGCCCAACAAACCAGAATGATAATGATACAGCTTTTTGCCATGCCTACTCTCCTGCAAACTCTACAGAGTTTGGAGCGTATAGCCCCATTGCAAACGGCAACGGTATAAAAGTAAATTATGAAGTCATTCCAATTGGAAAAAGAGGCAACAAGGACGGGCCAGAAACTAAATCCAGTGTAACAGCGAAGGTTATACAAAGAGTAAAAATAGTGGGCGATGATAATGAAATACGCGATAAAAACAAGAGCTATGACGACGGGGGCTTTTTAAGAGACGAGATTCAGGGCCAGCATCAAAAGGGGGTTGGGCGTCAATACAGCCCAAGGATGGGAATAATTAAAGTCAACGGAATAACGACTAGCAGCGGTGATTACTCCAGGCAAGTTCGCGTCAACGTAGGGGATAAAGCTACGTTTTTAATTAGCGACACCAAGATTGACGAAGACATATACAGAACAGATAAAGCTGCTGTAAGTGTAAGTGACATTAATAGTCTTGTTCTTGAGGCTCAAGTTGCTGCTGACGAGCAAATGCAAAAAGGCGAATTATTTGCAATAGCTGGTACGGTGTGGAAGGTTGTTGACAGAGAAAAGCCTGAGCCATTTTTTGAAGGCGAAGGGGATCAAGAAATTGAGCTTGAGTGCATTGATACTTCGCTTTCCGCAGAAAAAATTATTGGTATTGTGGATCGTGGAGATGTAGTAAGACCTCCTCTTTATATTGATGACGGGAAAGGTATAGGCCCTCAATATTACCCGCTAACAAGGATCTCAGTTGCTACCATCAGAAACAATCGACCAGCGGTCGTTACAGAACTCGGCATTAAAAGCACGGTTTTCCAGCGTTTAAACGGTCTTACTGCAATTAATGGGTTGCCTACACCAGGCGAGATTAAAGAATATGGCAAAGAAAATATTACGGTTACAACTGGAACAATAACCAGCACAATTTCCAGGGCATCTGTTTTTCGTATTGCCATAAGAAAAGCAGATACAAACAATAGCTTTGAGTTTTTAAATGAGTATTTTGTCGTAATCGGCAGCAAACCTGTTGCACAGTACAACTATGTGCAGATCATGTCTCCCATTGAGCGGGAGCTTGAGTTCAAGATCGTGCCAGTACCAGCCGCTGAACTACGTTCATTAAGCGATGGCCAAGATTTTGTGCAATTGCTTGCATCGGCTGGCGGACAAGTTGTTTATAGCAATACGTCAAGAATCCCTGGGATTAGTGGAGAGTTTGTTGTTAGGTGCTCTGGTAGAAAAGTAGAGAAATCGTTTATCAGCCACAACCAAGAATTAATCAGGCAAGGCAGGGTTATTGTTACCCCTGGAACGGCAGGGGTTGCATCACAAGTAGGCATAAAAACGTATTTGCCAGAACCACCGCCTACGCCAGAATTTGCAGCGCAGAAAATTGAAAGATTAGATATTGTTTCTACACCAGACGCTGGAGTTGGCAAAAATGGTGCATTTACTTTTGCGCTTGCTGGCGATCCGGATATTGACGGACCAAACACAAAGACAACAGAAACTACCGAGTATTACAACAACAACACAGAGTTTATCAAGTTGCGATGGCAGTGGGTAAAAAGAGTTATTGCAAACCCAGATCAGTACGCTAGAAAATTTAACGGGCAAAACAAAGCCTGGGATCTTGTTTCTTGCACTGTCATAAATAGCTCCAAAGGTTTTCCGTTAAACCATGAGTTTGAAGTTCGAAGGGGTTTAAACAGAACAAATACTGTTGATAGTAACGGTAACCTTAGGCCCACGAACGTAGATTATTTAGACAGAAATCCGTTTAAACACAACAATCCTGACATCAGTGATGGTATTTTGCGCGGCTCTGGCTATAAATTTAGGGTAACGGAAACAAGGACTATTCCTCAACAAGATACAGGGCAAGTTTATCTTTTTGAAAAATTTGGATCCGCAAGAAATTATAACCTAGGTACAGAAAGGTCTGTGGTTATAACTGAAACAGAGGCCAGCAAAACCATTGTTTTTGCGTTAAAAGTAAAAGTTGATAGGATTCCTAATAATGCAAGCGGGGAAACTATTGGTTACAGCGTAATAGGACTAAATGTTCAGCAGGGTGAAACCGATGAAGGATGGCAAATAGGTGACACGTTTGAGGGGCGCGTAACAGCTAGCCCGCAAAACCCATATGCGACTCAAGGCACGGTGGTTGGTGCAAGATTTGAAGTTACCGATGTAGGTGGCAGCACTCCAAGTAGGACGACATATGAAGGCGAAAATTTTGAATTTTTCAATCAATACAACGACATAAGTTTTTATCGCAACTTGATCCAGAAATCAAATGAGACTGAGCCTGAGCATCAAGTTATGTATGTTAATGAAATCGTTCCCAATAGTAAAACGCCTGAATACACAAGCCTTGTAACAGCAGGTTTATCCCTAAAGGCAAGCAGAGCTTTTACGAGCTTAGATCAAATGCGTTGCTGGCTCAAAAGTGGATTGACGGTAAAACGCCTTCACCCTAAGTACAACAACAGCCAAGACAACCCCTACGAAAGCGACTCAAGCAGTGGTACGTTCGCGCAAAGGTATGGCCCAAGCCACTTGTTTACAGACCTTGTGTTCTACATGCTGACTGACCAGATGGCTGGAGCGGGGGCACTTTTAAATATGACAGAATCATACGCACCATTGGTAGACGTAAAAAGCCTTGAAGACACATCAGTGTTTTTAGACAAGCAAGGATTGTTCTATAACGGGGCTATCACAGAAAAAACAAATATAAGAGAATTTATAACAGATCTTGCTCCGTATTTTTTGTGTAATTTTATTGTTACTGACGGCAAGTTTGGGCTTATTCCCGCTTTGCCATTTAACGCAGGCACGGGCAGCGTTGTTACTCAAAGCGTAACCATTAGCCAGCTGTTTACTTCTGGTAATATCCTTGATGATTCATTTAGCCTTGAATATCTAAGGTCTGAAGAACGCAGGCCGTTTGTTGCAGTCGTGCGTTACAGGGGAGAAAAGCCAAACAAGTTTCCAGAGGAGAAGTCAGTTCTTGTGTATAAAGAGGGGTCAAGAGCTGCTTCTGGTGTTGACAAGTTACCGCACGAGCAATTTGATTTAACTGCTTTCTGCACGTCTGAAGAACACGCAACTAAAGTCGCAAGATACTTTTTAGCATTGCGAGAGTTAGTTACGCATACGATTAAATTTTCAACGACAGTGTTTGGCTTAAACCTTAAGGCTGGTTCGTTTATAAAAGTAATTACAGAGTCAAGTCCATATAGCAGCGCAAACAATGGCACTGTTGACAGTTCAGGCAATGTTGTAAGCGTTTCCCCGTTAGAAGATGGCCAATACAAAGTTCTTTATTACAGAAGCGACGGCGAGTTAGACGTTCAAGAAGGAACGATGCAAATTAGTGGTGGCAAGGTTGCGGAAAGCAAGTTCCACAATTCAGTCTTTACAATCGACGCCAAGACTGAATCCAAAAACATTTACGTTGTGGAGCAGCTAACGTTCTCTGAAGAAGGCACCGTGGATATTGTGGCATCAGAGCATCCTTGCGTAAAGCAAGGCGACATTGATGATGTTAGTAAACTTGCTTTAGCCGTAATCGACGACGGCGGCCTGTACAAAGTAATTGCTGCCTGATCAGATGCTCTTCCCTCAACTAAAACCAACAGCAAGAACGCTTGACATTGGAACGTATCCGGTCAAGACGTTTAAATCGCAGAACGGGTCTGAGACGCGGATTCTGTATGGCTCAACCCGAGTAGACACAAAGCTGTCACTGACGTTTGCAAGCATCCCAGACGTGTTAGCCGAAGAGTTTGTAACGCATTATGACGCGCAACAAGGCTCTTTTAAAACGTTTGACATAGGCATTGTTTTTACAGACGGTTGGGAAGGAGTAGGCGTGACTGGCAACACGCAAGAAACTTTAGACAGAGAGCTAAGCCCAGTTTCGTATCGCTATGAGTCAGCTCCCGTGATAACCCAAGTGGCTAAAGGGCGCAGCACTGTTACAGTGAGTCTGATAGGCGTTGCTTGATGGCCTTTTTTACCGGAACACACGGATCCTTAGAGCTTGAAGGCGCAAAAATTGCTGCTGTTCAGAACTGGAGTTTTACGGTCAACGTTCAAACAGCAGACAGTTCAACGCTAGGGGCGACGGATACAACAATCGTTCCAGTCAGAAGAACGACCACTGGAAGTTGTCGAATCTTGTATTATCAAGAAGTTTTAGGCGTCAAATCTGGAATAGATTCGGCCTCAAGATTCATTAATAAAGTAGCAATAGCCCGAACTGCTGGCGAGGTTGGAGCGCCTTTGAATCAGAATGGAGCCGAAATATTTACCACTTTGCAATTAAAAGTGGATGACGGATCCACAGGCGTTGATGGCCGTCACATAGAAATGAGAATTTTAATCACAAGCTTGACGTTAACAATGAGTGTTGGCGAAATCTTTGCCGCTGATATTCAGTTCCAGAATAACGGAGCAATTAAAGGGCTAGACCTCTAATGACCGTTTACCTTGGAACGTTCGGAAAAGTTGAATTATTGCGAACGCAATCTAGTACGTTCGTAGACAGTCAAGTTAGGCCTTCGGATGTAAATGTTACCGAAAAGCGGTTTAGCTTTGATTTTGAACATGGTGCGCTAATAACAGGTGATCAAGTTCAATTTACTAATCTAGCTGGAGCGGCTATAGGGTTTGTAGACAGCTACACGGAACAGGCTATAACGCGTTTTGTCTACGTTGATGACATTGGTGGGATAAGACTTTATGAAACTTTTGCGAAAGCGGTAAACGGGTTAAAGACCGATGCTATTGCATTGGTTAACCCTTCTGGTACTATTAATATAAGGGTCAAGATTCAAAACAGTAAAAGACGCCTTCTTGCCCAAGTTAAAAATTACGAACTAAATACTGAACGCGAAAGTGTAGATACTACGTCGCTTTCAGATGAATTTCGCAGTCGAATAAATACTTTAATGTCTGGCTCAGGCCGTATGTCTTGTTTTTGGGCATACACAGGCGACACAGCTAACGAGTTGCCGAATTATTTGGTTGAGCTTGCGTTACGCACAAAAATTGGAGGAAAATTTCACGCACGGTTTTACCTTAAAACTACTGGCTACAACCCAAGCGGGGTAGCGGCAAGATCAAACGACGAAGTTTTCTATGACTTTGATGCAGTCATTACATCTTGCGCTGTTCAGTTTGCGCCAGACAATACGGTGCAAGTCACAGCGGATTTTATTACAACTGGGCCGGTGCAGTTGAAAATGAATCTTGACGTGCCTGAGTTAATTGTTCAAGAAAGTGGTTCCAATATCCTTTTGGATCAGGATGCAGCAGTTAAGCTAGGAAGACCTAGTGGCACTTAACGCGGGAACTGCTGATGGCTGACTTAAAAATCTCTGAGTTGCCAGCTCTTGCGGGCGCTGACTTGCTTGCAGCCGATCTGCTGGCCACCGTAGACGTTAGCGCCAGTGAAACCAAGAAGCTGACGATCAGCGACCTGATCACTAATGGCGTCACTTTAATTGCTGATGACGCGATACCGGGCGCAAAGATCTTGTTTGCTGCTGGAGCGATTGCGACGGCTGACCTTGCCGATTCTGCAGTTACCACCGCAAAACTTGGTGCAGGAAGCGTAACGGCGGCCAAGCTTGCAAACGAATCCACTGTTGACCTAGTAACGACGCTACCCACCTCTGGAGCGTTTACGGGTCAGCTTGCTTTAGATACTGACGATAATTTCTTATACGCGTGGTCAGGGTCAGCATGGCTCAGTCTGAAGGCGGCTGGCTCGATTAATGGCGTAACCGGTAGCACGGTTGGCCTTGTCAACATCCTTGTTTCAACGTCTGGCTCAAGCGTTCAGATTTCTGCCACACAGGATGACACTGATGCCGCCAACAAGTTTTTAGCTGGTCCGACTGGTGCTGGTGGCGCGGTTGCTTACAGAGTCATCGATGGCAGTGATATCCCTGTCGCAACAACTAGCGCCAAAGGTGGTGTCGTTGTCAATGGTGAAGGGCTCCGCATGGACGCCAACACAATTGAAGTTGATAACGATGTGACGGCTACTTCTACGCATCATGTTGTGACGTATAGCGCCAAAGGTTTAATCACTGGCGGTCGTGTTCTTACATCTGCTGATTTACCGGTTGCAACAGCTAGCGCAAAAGGTGCTGTTATCCCTGGGACGGGTCTTGCTGTTGATGGCAGTGGCAACCTTAATCACAGTAATACCGCAACAGCGGGTACTTTTGCGAAGGTCACAATTGACACCCAGGGACATGTCACGACAGGTGCGGCATTAGACGCAACTGACATTCCAGACATACCGGCAACAAAATTAACGAGTGGAACAATTGGCAGCTCAATTCTTGCCACAAGTTCAGTCACTGCAGAAAAACTAGCTGACGCTTCGACTACTAAGTTTGGTGGTGCGGGCGCAACGGATAACGTTGTTACGTTCCCTGATGGTGACTTTAAGGGCCAGTTCTTCTACGACGAGAAGAACGAAGATCTGTACATCTACACGGGAACTTCATACCTACCGATTACAATTATCAGCGGCAACTTAATTCTTGCTGGAACGTATGACGCAAGCACGAACTTACTAGATAGTGTCACGAGTGCAGGTAGCGCCGCTGGCTTTACAAACGGCCAAGCACTTCCCGCTCCAGCATCAACTAACCTCAATTATTACGTTGTTGTATCTGCATCTGGAACGGGTTCAGGTGCTGCACCTGGGGTGTCATTAGCCCCACCAGACATGTTGCTGTCTACTGGTGCTGGCGCTGACTTTATTCTGATCGATGTATCGAATGCAATCGCTGGTCAGACTGCGAGCAATATCGCGGTAACCCCTGCAGGAAACATTGCAGCAACTGATGTTCAGGCTGCATTGCAGGAGCTTGACACTGAGAAGATTGGCGCTGCGAGTCCCACATTTACTGGCACGGTGTTGCTGGGTCAGAACGCTGTATTGGCGTTTGAAGGATCTGCTAATGATCAGTACGAGCTGACGATTACCTGCACCAATCCAACAGCTGATCGCACGATCACATTCCCTAATGTCAGCGGCAACGTTATTACGTCTGGCGATACGGGAACAGTCACCAGCGCAATGATTGCTGATGCCACGATCGTCAATGCTGACGTAAGTGCATCTGCTGAGATTGCAGTTAGCAAGCTTGCAAACGGCACAGCACGTCAATTGCTGCAAACTGACTCTGGTGGCAGCGGCGTTGAATTTACAAGCAACGTTGATGTTCCTGGAACGTTAGATGTCACAGGCGTTGCAACGTTCGACAGCACATCACTGTTCGTTGGTAACCCTACGTTTAATGGCAGCCTGATCTTTGAGGGCGCAACGCCTGACGCTCATGAATTGACGTTGAGTGTTGCCGATCCAGCGGCTGACGTTACCGTCACGATCCCAGCTTCAACTACGACTTTGGCTGGCCTTGCCATTGCTCAGAGCTTTACAAAAGCACAGCGTGGAACGCCTGTTGCATTGTCGGATGGGGCAACGATTGCTGTTGATTTAAGCCTGGGGAATAATTTCAGCGTGACGCTCGGTGGATCAAGATCACTTGGCGATCCAACCAACGTGACTGCTGGTCAGTCTGGAGTGATTGTGATTACGCAGGATGGAACGGGAAGCAGGACGCTTGCTTATGCGGGCACGAAGTATAAGTTCGCTGGTGGTACGGCACCAACGTTGACGACAACGGCTGCTGCGGTTGATGTATTGGCTTATTATTGCGAGAGCGCAACGCGCATCACGGTTACTTCGCTGCTGAACGTTTCATGAGTATTCCTG